AAAACTATTTTTTGATTTTCTTGATTTGAATTTCGGAAATCCTTTTTTGAATCTGAAGAAATTTTTATAAGCAGTTTCTAAATTCTTCAAACTTTCTTGTAACGATTGTGAGTTTATTTCATTTAACCAAATATAGTCCTGTGATTTTTTTAACTCAGTAAGAGCTTTTGCATTATCGTAATAATTGATTGTATTTTTGTTTGTTTCATATTCCTTTTTCCTTTCATTCAAGAAATAGTTATAAGTAAATCGAATAGAACCAAAATGTTTGTTCAGAAGAACAATTTGCTCTGAGCTTGGTTTCAACTTATATTTATATGATTTCAACATTTATCAAAAATATCTTGTATATGATAAATATCAAGAAAAATCAAAAAGTTCTTGTTTGTTTAAAAACAATTTCTATATTTATAATTACTACTCACCTTTCATCCCATCGGCTAAAGACCGATGGGTTTTTCGGTGGCTTCATATAAATATCTAACTTATTTTTTTTTCAATAATTCCAATAATCTAGTTCTCCAAAATATGGGCATTATCAAGTAATCGGTGTAAGTAATCTTGAGAGTTTGATTTAAAACAAAAAACTCTTCCACTTGGTAAGCTCGGTTCTCAGAAGAAAACGCGAAAAAATTCCGCCCCAAAGGTGATTTCTACATCTACCTTACTTCCTGACGGGGCTAATACTGTTCTTTTTAATTCAATTTTAGGTTCGTTATCATCCATAAAACGTCGAATGAATTTTGAGTCTAAAATCGGCATTGTTTCGATAAACTTATTAATTGTTTGTGGTGTATTATCACCATTCACAGATACTATTTGTTTTTGTAGTCTCCAAGTTATTCTTGGAGCTATTCTGTTTTGTGGATAATTTTCGGTTTGTTTTGTTATTTCGTTGATTTCACCATATGTTAATGGTTTCAAAGTAACTTGAGTTTGACTCTTTGGTAATGTTACTGTCCATGTACCGTTATCGTCAGATAAAACACTAGGTACTCTTAGATCTAATTCTTCTAGACTTAATGTTGCTTGAAAAACTTTATTAGTTTGTGGGTCTACTGTGTTTATAATATACTCTGGGCCAAAAGATGTGTTCCGTAAAAATATCAATATCGCCTCCAAATCCCCATTTAATAAATCGTCTGGTTTTATGTCGGGTTCATAAAGTTTATTTCGTACCAAAGTTATAATGGTTTCGTTTGGATTTGATCCCATTAAAAGATTTTCGTCACTTGCTGTTAGATATCCGACTTTAACAGATTTTTTTTTACTCTTATAAAATTTACCACCACTGGGTAATTTTACTACATCATGAGGTAGTGTAAAATCAGCTTGTCCGTATTTTAAAAGATTTTCATCCATAATCAATTATATTTAGATAATAAATAACTATATTATAATATTTGTCAAGATTTATAATAAAAAAAAATTCCATACGTGAATATGGAATTTTCTTTTCGAGTGGAAAATTATTCTAGAAAACCAATATACAACGATCTGGTTGAAGACTTAATGTTGCTTTTGCTAACGTATCATTCCCATAGTTAAGCTGATCCCATTCGGCAGATACAATTTGACATCCTTCCAAAATCCATTTTTCAACAACTACCCCTGTTGGATCTAACATTTCTAAATCAATATTCTTTTTATACCCAGCGGCATATCCCATACGACCAGTAACTGATTCCGCATGAAGACGAACCCACTCCATAAGGGCTTGTGTGGCTGAAGGCCCGATAGGATCTCTAAATGACACGCTAATGGCATTCCACTTAAATCTTCCAGCAACGTATGTTTCTGTATTCAAAAATGGAATTGCAACAGATGTAATGTCAATTTTAGGTCTTCCTGCGGTTTCTACATACCATTCATTTATTCCTAATGTTGAATCAAATCTAACAATAAATCTATTTGTTCTTTTCGGCTCGTACGGAACGGGCATTTTCATGAGTAAATCAGCCATAACTTTTTTGTTTTTTGTCTATAAATATTAGTATTTTAATTTTTTTCTATTTACTTTTATTTTTAATGTGATATTGTGTATATGAATTTGGTTTAGTTCTTGAAAAAAGATTATATGTTCTGAAAGAAGTTCTTATAAATTTCTTATTTAAAAATTTTTCTATTTACTTTTATTTTTAATGTGATATTGTGTATATGAATTTGGTTTATTTCAAAAATAGATTATATGTTCTTAAAGAAGTTCTTAATAAAATCTTATTTAATTTTTTAGAATTTGGTTTTAGTTCCTGATGAAGTATTATATGTTCTTAATAAAGGTTCTTTAATAAATTCTTGTTTAATTTTTTCTAAGTTCTTTATATCATCATCGGAAAACCCAATTGTTGGTGAAAATCTATTACTTATTTTATCTTTCATAAAAAGTTTCTTATTTAACTTTTTTGCATGTTGTTTAACATAGTTAATGAATTCTCTAAGAGCTTTGACTTTGAGTTCTTCTGGACTTGAAGCACTTTCTTCATCTCCAAAGGAAACTGGATAATATTTGTTCAAATCCAAGTAGTAGTTAATGAGGTCTTTTGTATTTGTTGGGCCTTCCTTGGTAATCTTTCTATACTTCTTTAGGTTTTTCACAAGCAAATCTCTGTTGATACCCATATGATTTTGTATGATCATATTGTAGATAGCTTCTCTAATCGTTCTTGGGTTGTGTCCTCGTGCTGTGATGATAGAAAAAATAGATCCATTATTAATAGCTTCAATGAAGTCTGACCAAGCTGGTCCTGGTTTAGCATTCATCGTATCAAACAAAAACTTTTTATCACCTAAAGTCCTAAAAAATCTAAAGGGATCTTCGGCATATCCAACAATTTTATGACCTTCATATTGAAAGTTTTCACTTCCAATTTTAGATCGGAATTTCGCAAAGTCCTCTGTTGACATACCAACTTCATTACCCCCATCATCCACCAACATTATCTTTGTTGGCATTTGAAGAATATTATCATCCCAGTCAAAGGCATAATACTTCAAATCGGGGGTTCCGAATTGATCGAAACCCTCCGAAATGATAGTACGTTTTTTTTTAACTGTTGACATTTAGAATTAGATATTTTCAAAAGACGCTCCAGTTGGTGTGATTAAGAACTCAATGTCAATAAATTCTAGGCTACGTGTGGGCTTTAAATAAATCTTCCCACTTAGAGTATTACGATCCAAATCCTCAACAGAATTACTTACAGTCACTCTGAAGTCATAAAGACCTCTGTCTCTTCTAATGGCATCCAAAATAGGATTGACACTATCTAAGAAGTCCTGACGTACCTTGGCATCGTTTTGTTCGAACAACAACCTAACGGCAACCGCGGAGATAAGTTTTCTAGCTTGTAGTAACAATCTTCTTACATTAATTCTGTTCAACGCAGTATCAGCAATCTGGAGTGTTTTGTTACCCCAAATTACAGTACCAACATCAGAGAACGTAGCGATTGGGTTAATACGACCTTGGTACAATGTGTCTCTTTCTTCTTGTGTTAATTTTTTTCTTGCTTTAACTGCATTAACCAAACCACGAGTATATCCCGCGGTCGCAAACCAAGGAAAGGACACATTATCAGTCAAAGCCAAATTACGACAAACCTCATTAGTTGGTGGTAAATAAATTTGTGTGTTTGTGGCGGTATCCCTTACCAAAATCCATGGATAATATGTCGCCGTATAATTTGAATCAATGTTTGAGTTAACCAAATTGTCCACAGCTTCGGTTGGATAGATAAAATTATCAGTATTTGTTGGTAGATACACGTTACAGTCGGGTGTTGTTACAATGTAAATGGAGTCCGCTCTTTGATAGGTAATCATAGAAATCGCATCATCCACTAAGTTAGCGTTATTAATGTAATCGATACCTGGAGTTGCAAAAACGTTAATATTGGTTGCTTCGGGATTTGCGAATGTTTGAATACCCATCAGGTATGCATAATAATCAGTATTTGCAAATTCTGTGGAATTACCAAACGATATTGGTTTGAAGGCTCCCCAACCTGTTGCGTATGGATATTTAATTGATGGACAAGCACCTCTTTGATATCCCATACCACCCACAATAAAACCATCTCCGTTTGTTCTATGCTCTCTATAGATATCCCAACCATCAAACCCTTTTTGAACCAAGAAAGTAAACTTACGAGCTTGAATCGAAAAGAATGGATTATCCGCACTTTGAGGATCATTTCTAAATGAAGCATCTCCACACTCGAAAGCTGGTGTTCCAGATG